TTACTAATAAACTAAAATCTTCAGATCAAAAACTAATGGAATCCCTTCCTAAAGGTCATCCTGAACGAATTGCTTTAGAAGCTCAAATGAAAGTTAGAACTCCTCCGAAACACGATGGAGAGGGAGGAACTGAAACCAGTATTAAAATAGAAGATATTGAAACTGTTAATGATGCTAATGCTGAACAGGTTCAATTAAAGAAATATCGAGAGATGGAATTGGCTTCATATAGAGCCATGATACAGCAACAAGAAGATAGATCCAAGCAAATGGCTTATTGGAAACAGATGATGGCCCCTTATATGGCAGCGCAGGGGGGAAGAGTTCCTGGTGGCTATAATACGGGTGGACTTTCTAATTTATTTAGGTTAAAAAACGTATAGGAGTACAAATTATGAGAAATGATTTCGGAACAAGACCTTATAATGTACGTTTCCCTTATTCAAAGGGAAGCAAGAAACAAGGTTATGATGACAGATTAGATGAATCTTTAGGTGCAAGAGATGGGAAAAAATCCCAATCTTTTAAAGACCGAAGAGATGAATCTAAAGGCGCTGAAAAAGCAGCTGGCAACAGAGCTTACTCTGCTGTCGGAACAATGGATAAATAATGCCTGGTGCAGAAACTAAAGGCAGAGGTCGAGCGGCAACTTATGTTAACGCTAGAAAAGGTGGTCGTATCAAAGCACAATTTGGATACAACTCTGGAAGAGAAAATCTTTTAGAAGAAGTGGGTCGTGTTAGATCTGAACCAACAAATCCAAATAGAAGAGCTGAACTAAGTAGAATACACGGCGAACTTAACAGAGGTTTAAGAGGCGGCGGTGTTGCTAAAAAAGGCAAAGGTATTGCTTTAAGAGGTGGCGGCGTTGCGAAAAAAGGAAAAGGAGTAGCACTGTAATGTCTGACGATTGGCAAAAAGGATCTGGTTTTGTAAAAGAACCAAAGATTACTAAGGAACCCTGGACTAATAAAAGTGGTTATTCTGAAGCTGTAGAAATTACCCCACCAGATAAAACAGAATCTCAAACTATAGATCTTAAAGGTAAATTCAAAGCAATTAGAAAAGACAAGAAGCCACTTAAAGCAACTTGGTTCTAATATGTGGTTTGGTCTAGCACGAATGGCTCTCAAGACCGGGAGTCATATTTATCAAAATAGACAACGAACAAAAATGGCTATGTCTGATGCACAATTGATGCATGCATCTAAGATGGCCCGAGGTGAGGAAACTTACCAGGGCAAGCTTTTAGAATCGCGAGATAACGATTATAAGGACGAAATCGTTTTGGCGATTTTAACGCTCCCCATAATTGTGCTCGCATATGGGGTTTGGTCGAACGATCCGGGCGCTATGGAGAAGATAAACATCTTTTTTGAGCATTTCTCGAATTTGCCAAAATGGTTTACAAATCTATGGATACTTGTAGTTGCCAGCGTATTTGGTATAAAGGGAACACAGATATTTAGAAAAAATGGAGGAAGTAAAAAATAATGGGAATATTTTCATTCGGACTAAAAGTAGCAAAAACAATTAAATCAGTTAAACCTTTAAAAAAAATAGCAGGCAGTAAAACAGTTGAACAAATTAAAACACGTGCTTCTGCTGCTAGAGCTTCAGCGGCAAGTTTCAATTATAAAGCAGGTATAGGTAAAGCGATGAGAAAAATGAAGGATATTAAATGGGGACCAACACTAAAATGAAATTTGGAAAAATATAATGGTAAATCCTAGGTGGCGACCCACAATCGCAAATTCAAGAAAACCCTTAAAGGGTTCTCATAACGATACAAAAACAGGTATACCGACATTTCCAAAACCGGAACCGTACATCGGAAGATATGTCGATGGCGAGATCGCCGGTGTTAAAGTGTCTAACCCAAGCTATAAGAAATATTATAAAGATTTTTAATGGATCCCTTAGTCATCGTTGCTAAGTTACAAAAACTGATACAAGGCAACCTCCAACGTATTGGAGACCTCATGATTAGTGGAGGTGTTGACAACATGGAAAAATATCAATATATGTTAGGACAGGCACGTACGTATCAGTACATGCTACAGGAAATCTCTAACCTGCTAAAAGAGAAGGAGCAAAAAGATGAACAAGGAAACGTTATCGACATCGGAAAAGGAAGTCCCAAAACATAAAAATGCTTTGGAAGAAAAGTACCAACACGAAGAAAAAGAACCCTTAAATCCCGAAAATATCAAAGAACAAAAATCCCTGCTCCCTGATCCTAGCGGCTGGAGACTTTTAGTTTTACCCTTTACTCCAAAGGAGAAAACTAAAGGTGGAATTTTAATCGCACAAGAATCCTTAGACAAATTACGTGTGGGGACGAATTGCGGTTATGTACTCAAGATGGGTCCGTTGGCCTATCACGATAGAGAAAAGTTTCCAACGGGACCGTGGTGCAAAAAAGGAGATTGGGTTATTTTTGCACGCTACGCAGGATCAAGATTACCCATTGAAGGCGGCGAAGTACGTATCTTAAATGATGACGAAGTTCTAGGAACAATAAAGGATCCGGAATCCGTACTTCATTATAATTAATCATAGGAGGAACTATGCCAAAAGAAGAAAAAACAGTTGATATTGATACAACCGGCCCAGGCGCGGAGGTTAATATCGAAGAAGAAAAAAAAGAAGTAGAAACCGTTGAACCGGTAAAAGAAGAACCGGTAAAAGAAGAACCGGTTAAGGAAGAAGTTAAAGAAGAAAAACCAGTAGAAGAAAAGAAAGAATTAGAGGAATATAGTGAAGGAGTTCAACGGAGAATTTCCAAGTTAACAAAGAAATGGCGTGAAGCGGAACGGCAAAAAGAAGCCGCAATCGATTATGCCAAAGGTGTTCAGTACGAGCATTCTCAATTAAAAACCAAGTTTTCAAAACTAGAGCCTAATTATGTGAAAGCTCTTGAAAACAGGGTAACGTCTGGAATGGATGCGGCTAAAGCGAAACTTACTACGGCAAGAGAAGCGGGCGATATTAATGCTGAAGTAGATGCACAAAAGTCAATTGCACAACTCGGTATTGAAGAAGTCCGGTTAAACGCTTTAAAAGACAGACAGTCCCAGGATAAAGAAAAGGAAGTAAAAACTCCTTCTTTACAGGATACTGTCGGAAAAACGCCACCACCAGATCCAAAAGCTGAAGCATGGGCTGAAAAGAATGCATGGTTCGGGAAAGACAATGCTATGACCTATACGGCTTTTGATTATCATAAGAAACTAACGGAAGAAGAGGGCTTCGATCCTAATTCAGATGAATATTATGCTGAAATAAATAAACGAATGCAACTTGACTTCCCGCATAAATTTGGTAAGACTGATTCACAGGAATCGACTAAACTAACACAAACAGTAGCTTCGGCGAAGCGAAGTGTAAATCCTAGTCGCAAAACTATCAGGCTCACATCATCTGAAGTTGCAATCGCCAAAAAATTAGGTGTGCCACTTGAAGAATATGCGAAACAATTAAAAATCATGAAGGAGGTATAAGCATATGAGTAACGAAAAAATTAAAACTTCCCGTGCGAGTCAAACTAGAGAAAAAACTATTAAAAAAGCAGTTTGGACTCCCCCATCATCTTTAGATGCACCCCCTGCGCCTGCAGGATTTCATCACAGGTGGATAAGAGCCGAAACTATGGGCTTTACAGATACAAAGAACATAGCCGGCCGATTAAGATCAGGATACGAGCTCGTAAGAGCTGATGCATATCCAGGCTCCGACTATCCAGTGGTGACGGAAGGCAAATACAAAGGGGTAATCGGAGTTGGTGGCCTATTGCTGGCAAGGATATCTGAAGAGATTGTCAAAGCGCGCGATGAGTATTTTAGAAAAATTACTCAAGACAAAGACGACGCGATTGAAAGCGATCTTATGAAGGAACAGCACCCAGGAATGCCGATCAATGCTGAGAGGCAGTCCCGTGTAACCTTCGGTGGTACTAAGAAAGACTAATTTATTAGCGATTCTTATCCAACGAAATTTTATTAACCGTAGACTGCGAATAGCGGTCTACAAAAGGAACAAATATGGCAAATCAAGACGCAGCTTTTGGTTTTAGACCTACAAGATCACTTGTGGGTGGACAAATCAGAACTGAAGAGTACAAAATAGCCAACAACTACGATACAGCCGTTTATACCGGTCAAGTAGTTGAAGCACAGGCAGCAGGTGGTATTGAAGCAGCAGCGGCAGGAGACACACAAATAACAGGTGTTTTCGGTGGCGTGTTTTATACTGACCCGACAACAAGTAAACCAACATGGAAAGCATACTATCCAGCTAGCACAGCAGCAGCTGATATAGTTGCTTCCGTATATGTCGATCCAGAAATCGTATATGAAGCACAACATTCTGGTACAGGAACAGCAGCGATGAATAATTCAGGAATGGATTTTGCAGGGGTAGCAGGTTCTACCGTTACAGGTCAATCAACTTCTGAGTTAGACACGTCTGATTCTGGAGTAGGTGGTAACTTCAAACAAATCGGAATTTCAAAAGATCCCGATAACAGCGATACGAGTTCAGCTAATGTCAACGCTTATTGCGTTGCCAATACTGGTCTTCATATCTTTAAACTAACAACAGCCGTATAATAGGAGATATATAATCATGGCAATATCACGATCACAACTAGTTAAAGAACTAGAGCCAGGTTTGAATGCACTATTCGGCTTGGAATATAAACAATACTCGCAAGAGTGGACTGAAGTGTTTGACACTGAATCATCTGACAGAGCTTTCGAAGAGGAAGTAATGTTATCTGGATTCGCTAACGCACAAACGAAAGCAGAAGGTCAAGGAGTATCATTCGATACTGCTCAAGAAACCTATACTGCTCGTTATACTCATGACACAATTGCTTTAGCATTTGCTATCACGGAAGAAGCTATCGAAGATAATCTCTACGATAGAATTGCTTCTAGATACACAAAAGCTTTGGCACGTTCTATGTCTAATGCGAAACAAGTAAAAGCTGTAACACCTTTGAATAATGGTCTATCTTCGATAGCTACGTTCAAATCTGGTGATGCAGTAGGACTGTTCTCAACTAACCACACAACTGTTAGTGGAACAGCGGTTAAAAATACTTTAACTACGCAAGCGGACTTAAACGAAACATCACTAGAGCAAGGTCTAATCGACATTGCTGGAATGACTGATGAACGTGGATTGAGAGTGGCAGCTAGAGGGATGAAAATGATTATCCCTTCAGCTAATCAGTTCAATGCTGAAAGATTGATGAAATCTCAAGGCAGAACTGGAACAGCAGATAATGATATCAATGCTGTAGCATCAATGGGAATGGTTCCTCAAGGATATAGAGTGAACAATTTCTTAACTGATACTGACAGTTGGTATATTATTACTGATGTCCCTAACGGTATGAAAATGTTCCAAAGAGCAGCTTTAAAAACTGCTATGGAAGGTGATTTCGATACTGGCAACGTTAGATACAAAGCTAGAGAAAGATACTCATTTGGAGTATCCGACTATAGAGGTATCTTCGGTGTTGAAGGTGCGTAATAACTAATTAATGAGGCCGCCTCAAAACGGCCTCATTTTAAATATAGAAAGATAAAATGAAAAAATTCCTCATAAATATCTGGGCATACGATTATCATGCTAAATTTGAAATTTTAGCGGAGGATAATGCCCTTTCCATTGAAAAATCAATCCTTGACAAGCTAGGAGAAAAGAGTATAAAGTGGGAATCAACGGGAATGTTTAGAGACACCCGTAGAATAACCTATGAGGAGGTTAGTCATGACCGAAGACCTATACAAACAGAAAAGGTCCTTGGAGTTAGGATGGCAGTATGAGTATAATCAACACGGAAAATATACTCTTAATATGGTCGACATTGATGAAAAAATTAGAAGTATCATCACTCAGATCAAAGCTGAAGAATTTAAAGTTGCTGATAGAGAAAACAAAATCAGTGATTCAGCTGCCCAAGTTTCTGTGGCAACTTAGATAAACGCCACATCGCTGAAAACGTACTTTTATGCAGGGATCCCTTGCACTCAATCAAAAAATAACATATAATTTAATCACTATACAATTAATAATAGAATACTGACGCGTATAGTCGACGGCCTAGAGACAGTATTCACATAATCTAGGAGGATTATAAAATGGCAACAACAACGTTTAACGGTCCGGTTAGATCCGAAAAAGGATTTGCTCAGATCAATAAAGCTGCTAGCACAGGAGCTATAACTACAAGAACTCTGGGAACGAAACCAGATCTTACTAGTCTAACTGCAACAGTAGTGGCAACATCAACACCATTAACTTATGCTGCTAATGTAATCACAGTCAATGACTTTGATGGTGATGCAGCACAAGCGGTAACATTACCGGCAGCGACAGTAGGAACTATAGTAGTTCATGCTCAATCAGATGACTGCCCTACTGGGACTAACACTCTCACATTTACATGTGCAGGAAGTGATGTTTATAGAACTGGTTCAAAAATGGAAAGTAGAGCCACTGGAACAGTTCAAACTATAGATACTTCTGCAGCAGATGAAACGATATTAACGTATACACCTGCAGCGGCAACAACCAATAGTTTAACTCATGGTTGTTATCTGTATTTTACATGTCATGAAAAAGGCATTTGGAACTTTGCTTATGACTTATCAACAAGCAATCTTTCAGACACAGGTGCGGCTGTTTGGAGTTAATAGATAAATAAAATAAGGTGAGCTCCTTCGGGAGCTCACAATTAAGGAGATAAATTATGGCAGGCGGCGGATCATTTACAAGTGACCAAACAACCTTAAATACAGCTACAGTTAGTGCAACAGTACTACGAGCGGCTAGAACTAGAGTTACCTCTATTCAAGGTAGAGGAGAAGCAGGTTCTGTTTTACTTTTGCATGATGTTGATAATGCATCAGATGTAGCAGCAGGTAATTTAAAAGCTACTTATAGATGGGAAACAGAAGGCATACAACTTTATGTTCCTGGATCGGG